CCAAAGGCAGTTACAAGCATACCGTGATGGCGGCAGAATGGATTTTGAGCAGTTTGAGGCCTTGCGCACCAATTTAGCAACTGAAATACGCAAAGCTGAACGCGCTGGTGACGGAAATGCCTCAATGGCGTTATCTATCGTAAGAGACTCGTTAGAGGATTTACCATTAACTGGTGAGGCTGCCGCATTAAAACCATTGGCAGACGCTGCAAGAACGGCAGCTAGAGAGCGATTTGAGGCTTTAAAACGAGACCCAGCCTATAAGGCAGCTGTAGATGACAAGGTTGCCTCAGAAAACTTTGTTGAGACTTTTGTACTTAGCAAGGGCAAGGGAACTGAAAAGAATGTCCAAACCATGATGGATGCCCTTGGCAAAGGTACCGATGGCCAATACGCAGTTGCTGCCAATATCATTGAGTATTTAAGAAGCAAATCGGTAGATCAGCAAGGCAACTTCTCTCAAGCCGCTTATAACAAGGCGCTTAAAGAATTAGACCCTAAATTGCAAAACATTTTTGATGGCGCTACGGCACAAACCCTTAGAGATTTGGGCGAAGTTTCGCGTAAGGTTATGGCCCAACCAAAAGGCAGCTTTGCAAATAACAGCAATACATTTGTAGCAGCTTTAGCAGACAAATTAGGCAAAGGTGCGGAGCAAGCATTAAACCTAGCGATTCCAGGCGCATCCATTGGAACGGCTGCAGCACAAGTTCGCGCCCGCCGTGCGGGACGGCAGTTTGAGGAACAATCTTTAGAACCATTGGCCGGCGTTAAAGGTAAGTCAAACCTAATTAGAGACATTCTAAGTAAAAAGGAATAAATCATGGCAGCAGTTAATCTTTCACCAATCGGCAATGGCTTTCAGTTTTTTAGCAATGATGGGCTGCCATTAAACGCCGGTAGACTTCATACCTATCAGGCTGGGTCAACCACACCGCTTGTAACTTATACAGACTCTAGCGGTCTAATTGCAAATACCAACCCCATTATTTTGGGAACGGATGGACGGCCACCGTCAACAATTTGGCTGCTAGACGGGTTTTTCTATAAATTTGTACTAGCTAATTCAAGCAATGTCACCATTCAAACCTATGACAATTTGTATGGAATTGTTAGCGCAACCCCTCCGGCTGCAACACCAATTCCTGCGGGCGGTATTTTATTGTGGTCTGGCTCAATTGGATCAATCCCTGCTGGCTATGTAATATGTAATGGCTCTAACGGTACGCCAGACCTGCGAGACCGTTTTGTCGTAGGCGCTGGCTCTACTTATGCGGTTAATGCTACAGGCGGTTCAGCGGATGCGGTAGTTGTATCGCATACTCACGCTGCTACTGTTACAGATCCTGGTCATGCCCATAATTTTTTAGGTTCTGTATATACTAACCCCGGTTCTACTGGCGGCGCGAGCGCACAAGCGCAGACAACTCTATCAACAAACACGGCAGTCACAGGAATTACTGTATCTAACGCTACAGCTGGTGTAAGCGGAACTAACGCTAATTTGCCTCCTTACTATGCGCTTTGCTACATCATGAAAACCTAATATGGAATGGCAGACTATTATTAATATTGGCCTTGGATGCGTTATTGCATCTATTGGCTGGTTTGCTAGGGAACTTTGGGATTCTGTTAAAGAGTTGCGCAGAGACATTCACCAGATTGAAAAAGGTCTGCCAGAACTGTATGTTCGCAAGGATGACCTAAAAGAAGTACGGGTGGAGATGGCTGCACGATTTGACAAGTTAGAAAGCATCATGGCATCGTTTTTTGACCGATTGGCAGATAAGGCCGATAGATAATGGATGTGCCATATAACAATGGCAAAATTAAGATAGGTTGTGCTTATTACCTAAACCCGTTAAGGCCTAAATACATTGAGTACGATGAGGATATGCTGGAGTTGCAGAGTTACCTAATTCACGATCCTCGCATACTTAATCAACAGTATTGGCTTAAACGGATTTATATATTAATCCTTTTATTTGTATTAACAATTATGCTAATGGCCCACTAATGTTAATGACCATACTCAATATTTTTGCTTTATTTATTGCTATTTTTGCGGTAGTTATATTTACTGTAATGTTTGCTTTCTTTCTATTTATTATGTTTGCCTGCACCTTTATTGGCTGGAAAGAAATTAACTCAATGCCTGTATCGGACATATGGCAAAAATTAAAAAAATGATGATATATGTCAGACGAACTGGGGCTATCCGCTGGTGCCAAGGGTATCAGCGAGGGGATGAAAACCGGTAGAGAAGCCGGTAGAGAAATTGGCAAGAATATTGAGGAAGTACAGAAAGAAGCAGTAGATGTTGCAAAGCAGCAAGCAAATGCAAGAATACGGGAACGCAGGGAAGCGGAGTTAAGGAAAGAACGGGCAATATTTAAAGCCCTTGAGGAGTACAAACACCGCAAAAAGATTTCCGATGAGGAGTACCAGCTGCGCATAGATTTTATTAAGAAGTACGGCACCAAAGAATGGCAACGGTTAATAGATATAAAGATTGAAATTGAGCGGCTTGAGAAAGAAGATAAAAAGTATTTTGACGCAGAGTTGTCAAAGGTTAAATGGGTGCAGTTTTGGTGCTTTTTAGCAGCTGGTTGGATTGCTTATTTTATAGTATGGGGCGGTAAAAAATAATGGCCGATGAAAAACTAAACGCCAACGACACGCTATCTAAGGTATTGGCGTATGTAGACTCCCCATTTAAACTGTTTGCAGTTGTCTTGATGGCTGCTTTTGCGTTTGCAGGATACATTATTTATGACCACCAAGAGTTAATTGTTGGCACCTATAAGGAAAGCCAAAAGTTACCAAGTATTGCCGAAGATAGGGTAGATGATGCTGCAGTTCATTTATTTAAAACAACTGACGCAACCGTTGTAGCAATATTTAAAGTAAACCCGTTGTTTGGCACTAGAGTACAGTACCGAGCCTATACAAAGACTGGTCGGGATAAAACCAATGATGGGTTAGATGTTGGGTTGTTTACATCTAATCAAGCAAATAATCACGATGTTATTTCTTTAATGTCTGGCAATGTACCATGCGGAGAATATAAGGCAGCACAGTCAGAAATTGGACTTTGGTATCTTGAAAAGGGAATGACCTTTGGCTGTAGAATTAGTGTACCCCCAGACCCCAATAGGTTTGTAGGGCAGATTACCGTTGGTTGGGATAAACCCCCAGCCGATTTAGAGCAAACTAAAGCAATGCTTTTTATTGCTGCAACCATGTTATCAAGGAGCAAAAAATGATGGATACCTTATTAGGACTTCTTAAAGGAGTTGCTCCTGTTTTAGCTACTGCTGTTGCTGGCCCAGCTGGTGGCGCTGCCGTAGGTTGGATTGCAAGCAAACTAGGAATTGATGACGCTACCGTGGAAGGGGTTACCCAGGCTTTAACCGGCAACCCTGAAATGGCCTTAAAACTTAAAGAATTAGACCTAGAGTACGCAAAGTTAGAAGTAGCTGATCGCGACTCTGCCCGCCAGGCTTATGCTGCGGTGGCCACATCTCAATATGCAACCAAGCTAGATAAGTTGGTTGTACCTTTGTTAGCCCTTGGGGTTGTGGGTCTGGCCTTTGTATTAATAGGTGTATTGATGTTTGTTGATACGCCAGACAACCAGCAACAATTGGTTATTTTTGCTCTTGGGTTTATAACCTCGGCTGCGGGACAAGTTTTATCGTTTTACTTTGGGTCCAGCCAAGGCAGCAAAAACAAAACAGAAGAAATGAAAGGGATGATTAAAAAATGATTACTCCACTTACTCTCCACTTTAGCCTGGAAGAATTAACCACTACCGACCACCGGCAGTTTGACAATACGCCAAACCCTGATGAATTGGCTAACCTAAACCGACTAGCTAAGTTTTTAGAACAGGTCAAAACCGTCTTAGGCGGTAAACCCGTAATGATTAATTCGGCGTTTCGCTGCAAACAGGTCAATGACGCGGTTGGGTCAAAAGACACTAGCCAGCACCGAGTTGGTTGCGCTGCTGACATCCGCATCCCAGGCATGACCCCCGATGAGGTGGTTAAAACTATTATGGCTGCGGGACTTGGTTACGACCAGATTATCAGAGAGTTTGACCGCTGGACCCATATCTCAATCCCTAATAACCCAGAAGATAAACCTAGGCAACAGGCATTGATTATTGATCGCAGCGGTACTCGTCCTTATGCTTAGTAAAGCGGTGCGCAAGTGACATCCACCACAATATCGCGGGTCATACCACCAACCTTGCGCTTGCCGTAAATGACTACGGCTCTAGTCTTAGCAACCTGGCAGTCCTGAATGGCGGTAACCACCTCAAGACGGCTCATAGAATGAACCTTATCGTCAACTACCAGCCATTGTTCTGGCATGGCGTTTTTGTCTGGCAGGATGCCGCAGCCACTAAGAATTAGTAAACAAACACCGGCTATGATCATTTTCATGGTCTTCCCCTAGAATGGCGTGTCATCGTTAATGTCACCCGCATAGGACCGAGAAGGGTATTTTCCGGCGCTCTGAGGCGTTTGTGGCTGCGAGTCAGGCTTTGCCCCAGCAAACTCTAATTCGCCCACCCTAGCCCTTAAAGTAACGCCCTCGGTGCCATCATGGCGCTTATAGGTTTCTACATGGGGTTCGGTCATGCTGACAAACAATAATTGGCCTTTGGTAAGGTGCGGTCTTAACTTCTCGCATCTATC